GTGCCATACAAGAACGCAACAGGTAAGACTAAGTATCAGATACACGACTGGTCATTTGCCAAACACAATGCTGACCAAAAGCATGCTCGTAAAGAGAGTGTAAAGGGTGATGGCGGTTCGAAGTATACCTTTGATAGTTGGGCTCGTGTTCAATATCTCCTTGAAGATTTGAATTCTGCCTTGACAATGCTTAAGAATCGTAGTATAATTGCATCAGTAGGTTCGAGAGATACAATGTCCCGTGATGAGGCACTTGTAGCACTTGATGTACCACTTTCATTATCAGATGAAATTGAAATAAACGAAATCGTTCCTGTTTCAAAAGGTGGTAAGCGTGTAATTGGTAACATTGAAGCGTTACCAAAAGACAAAAATCGCACACAAAGCGACAGAGTTCGCCGAGTTGCGTAAGATGTGGGGCGAAAGCCCCACTTTTAAATTATGATTTATGTGAAAGGTTATTATGGAACATCTACTTTGGACAGAGAAGTATCGTCCACAAACAATCGAAGATTGTATTCTACCTGAACGCCTAAAGAAACCATTTCAAGAATATGTGAATCAGAAACAGATTCCAAATCTCTTATTGAGTGGTGGTGCAGGCGTAGGAAAGACAACCGTAGCAAAAGCAATGTGCAACGAAATCGGTTGCGACTTCATGGTTATCAATGGTTCTGATGAAAGTGGTATCGATACTTTCAGAACCAAAATCAAAAACTATGCTTCATCTATGTCACTATCTGGTGGTCGTAAGGTCATCATTATTGATGAAGCAGATTATCTAAATCCAAACTCAACTCAACCTGCGCTTCGTAATGCGATTGAAGAATTCGCACCGAACTGTTCGTTCATTTTTACATGTAACTATAAGAATCGTATTATTGAACCACTTCATTCACGGTGTGCAGTAATTGATTTTGGTTTAAAGAATGGTGAGAAAGCCAAGATGGCATCTGCGTTCTTTAAGAGAATTCAGACAATTTTGCAAAGTGAAAAAGTTGACTTTGATGATTCGGTTATTGCAGAACTTGTCAAAAAACATTTTCCAGATTTTCGCCGTGTATTAAATGAACTTCAACGATATTCACAATTTGGTAAGATTGATACTGGTATTCTTGCACAAATTGGTGATGTATCGATTACAGAAATCGTAAAGTTTGTTCAACAAAAAGATTTTGGTGCGATTCGTAAATGGGTTGCATCAAATGAAATTGATAGTAACACACTCTTTCGTAAGTTGTATGATGCAATGTATGATACAATGAAACCCACATCAATTCCACAAGCAGTTTTGATTCTTGCTGACTATCAATACAAGGCTGCGTTTGTTGCAGACCAAGAAATTAATACTGTGGCATGTTTGACTGAATTGATGGTAAATTGTGAGTTTGTATGAATGACATATTTAACGGAATATTCGAATGGATAAAAGATGATTGGCAGTCTAATCGTTGGCGTTTTATTGTTGAACTTTTTGCTTGGGCTATTAGCATTGGTTGTAGCATTACGATGGCTCTTACGGTACCGCATCCTCCGTTACTTGTTCTTTATCCTATTTGGATTGCTGGGTGCGCTATGTATGCTTGGGCTGCTTATACTCGGAAATCATTTGGCCTACTTGCTAATTATCTTTTACTCACTACCATCGATACCTTTGGTCTGATAAGGATGCTGTGATGAGTAACCCTTTTGATTATGTTAATGCAATATTACAAAATAAGAAACAGTTAGTTGTCGATGAAATTACAGAAAAAGACTATGTTTCTTTTCTGGTAAATCGTAGCTTATCTTATCATAAAGACTGCGTTTTGTATGCAAATGAGATGAACCGCAGACATTTTATCGACAAGAAGTTGCAGAATGACTTTTTACTAAATACCGTCAGGTCACAGAAACGACCGTTTGCGAAGTGGATAAAATCTGAGAAAAGTGACGATTTGGAATGTATAAAGACTGTCTTTGGTTTCTCCGATACAAAAGCCCGTGAAGCGCTCCGCTTACTTAGCAAAGAACAAATCCAACAATTAAAAGAACAAACCCAAACGGGTGGATTGACTAAGAGGTAATGATGGTAGACTTGTCTAAATTTATAGAAGTCACCTTGACGGAACAGGATGATTTTTTAAAGGTAAGAGAAACACTTACCAGAATTGGCGTATCTTCCCGCAAGGAAAAAGTGTTGTACCAGTCATGCCACATTCTGCATAAGCAGGGCAGATATTATATCGTGCATTTCAAAGAGTTATTTGCGTTAGATGGAAAACCATCTAATCTGACTGAAAATGATATTCAAAGACGAAACGCAATTGCAAAACTCCTAGAAGAATGGGGTCTTGTAAAGATTCTTAATCCAATTTTGATGAAAGATAATATTGCACCTTTACATCAAATAAAGATTATTTCTTTCAAAGAAAAAGATGATTGGCAACTAATCACAAAATACAATATAGGTAAAAAAACAATAGATTATTGATTTGAATATAAATATGGAAGGCGATGCCAAATGGGTCGCCGCTTTTGATAACTCGCTTAAAAGGAGAAAAAACTATGACACTAGGTCGTATTTCATTTGGACCATTAACCCAATCAACTTTGGGTTTTGATAAGTTTTTCGATGATGTTGAAAGACTAATGAGCATGGATGTCCAAAAATCAGTTTCTAATTTCCCACCACATAACATTCTTAAACTGGATGAATCTCGTTACATCGTAGAATTGGCCGTTGCAGGTTTTTCTAAAGATGAAATTGAAATCTCAGTTGAAGAAGGTACATTAACTGTGAAAGGTGAGAAAGATGAAAAAGAAAGCAATGTGCAATATCTACACAAAGGTATTGGTACAAGGTCTTTCACCAAAACACTCACTATTGCAGATACAATCGAAGTGAAAGGTGCTGAGTTCAAAGATGGTATTCTCAGAATTGGTTTAGAGAATATTATTCCTGAACACAAGAAACCACGCAAGATTTCTATTGGTGAAAATTTGAAAGAATTTAAACCACAACTTCTACAAGAGAAGTCAGCTGCGTAACCGAGTGGGGCATTTTGCCCCACTTTTTAAATTATGGAGATATTATGGTAAAGCGTGATAAAAATTTCAAACTAAACAAACAAACAAAACGATACATGGCAACTATTGTCGACCCAATTAAAAGGTCTGAATATAAAAATGCCATGATTGAAGCACAACTTGCTTCTTCAGTCCCGTTTAAATCCGAAAAGAAAAATAAAAAAGAATCTGCTCAAACATGAAGCAGAAATTTGTTGACGCCCATATGGCAGCAGCCGAGGTTTATTCTAAACTCTCATCTGCAAAAAGATTACAAGTGGGGTGTGTTGTTGTAAAAGATAACACAATCATTGGTATTGGTTATAATGGAATGCCATCTGGTTGGACAAACGACTGTGAGTATAAAGTTTATGCAAACGAATGGTCAATTGATAACAATGAATGGGAATATCAAGAAGAAGATAGTGGTAATCCTTATAACTTGAAAACTAAATCAGAAGTCCTTCATGCAGAAACCAATGCATTGGCAAAAATTGCTAAGTCAACAAATTCAAGTGAAGGTTCTTCTTTATTTGTTACACATGCACCTTGCCTTGATTGTGCCAAATTGATTTATCAATCAGGTATTAAAAGTGTTTTCTATCGCAATAGTTATCGTGATGAAAACGGAATTAATTTTTTATTGAAATGTAATTTAGAGGTGAAAAAATGCTAGAATGTATGATTATAGGTGATAGTATTGCAGTAGGTACTTCTCACTACCGAAAAGAATGTGTATCATATTCAAAAGGTGGGTGGAATAGTTGGCAATGGAACAAAGACTATTTGGCGAAAGCGACAGAACAACCCACCAAAACATTAATCATTAGCCTTGGTGCAAATGACCATAAAGGTGTTAAGACTGAACAAGAACTCCGAAAAATGCGAGCATCAGTAAAAGCAGACAGAGTGTTTTGGATTAGTCCAGGTAAAGAAAGAAAACCAATTCCACAAGAAGCAATTGAAAAAATTGCACAAGAATATGGAGATACAATTTTACCTAGACCGATGAATCATATGAGTGCTGATGGTGTTCATCCAACAGGCACCGGGTATAAATTTTTAGCACAACAAACAAAATGACAACATTTACCTCAAAAGTAGTTGAAATATGCGATAATGGTGATGCAATCATTGAATTGCCACCTGAGTTATTAGAAGAAATGGGTTGGAAAGAAGGCGACACATTAGATATCTCCGAAAAAGATGGTAAAATAATTATTAAAAAAATCGATGACGAAGATAGAAAAATATCATTAGACAAACCATTGTAATTAAGTTATACTATGAATAAGTAATATTGATAGTTTTAAACTTAAAGGAGATAATATGGATTTGCAGTATATTTGTATGGTGTGTGGCCATGTCCACGATGATGAAAAAGAAGGTAAGTTTGAGGAGTTGTCTGACCTCTTTACTTGTCCAGAATGTGGTTGTTTTAAAGATGAATATTATTCGATAACAAAGGAAAATTAATATGGCAAAATCAGTAAAAGGTACTCGTACCGAAGCAGCATTGAAAGAAGCATTTGCAGGTGAATCACAGGCCAATCGCCGTTATTTGTATTTCGCAAACATGGCCGATGTAGCAGGCTCACCAGATGTAGCTGCTGTGTTCCGTTCTACTGCTGAAGGTGAAACAGGTCACGCACATGGTCACATGGAATATCTATTGAGTGGTGGTGCAGGTGATCCAGGTACTGGTCTTTCGGCTGCAACAGTAGCAGAAGCATTAGAGTCCGCAATTCACGGTGAAACCCACGAATACAGCGACATGTATCCTGGTATGGCAAAGACCGCTCGTGATGAAGGCTTTGATGAGATTGCAGATTGGTTTGAAACATTGGCGAAAGCAGAACGCTCACACGCTAATAAGTTCCGTAAAACTTTAGAAGCACATAAAGCAGAACAATAAGTAAATTTAACTATAATAAATTCATGCTTTTCTCTATTGAAATTTATTATAGTTTAGTATAATATAGAGGTGTGGAAATAATTCCACTCTTTTATAAAGGAGATTATTATGTGGACAACACCAACAGCAACTGACATGCGTTTTGGTTTCGAAATCACAATGTATGTGATGAATCGCTAATAAATAGGAGTCCGGTCTTAATTGACCGGACTAACCTTTAGATAATGGAGTTATATGATGCTAGTATTACCTGATGATATGATTGGTCGGCCAATCGGCTTTACCTGTTCTACTTTTGACCTTCTTCATGCAGGTCATATTCTAATGCTTGCTGAGTGCAAGTCAATCTGTGATTATCTTATTGTTGGTTTGCAAACAGACCCAACAATCGATAGACCAGAAATCAAAAACAAACCAGTTCAATCAATTGTAGAAAGATATGTTCAACTTTCTGCTGTCAAATTTGTAGATGAGATTATCGTCTATGATACCGAAAAAGACCTCGAAGATTTATTAATGTTCTTACCCATTAGTATGCGTATTTGTGGTGAAGAATATAAAGACAAACATTTAACGGGTCGTGATATCTGTGACACCCGTGGCATTAAAACATATTACAATTCTCGCACACATCGGTTTAGTTCTTCCGAATTGAGACAAAGAACTTATCAATCTGAGTTAACGAAAAAGGTTTAATATGAGTAAAGTTTTTAGTGATGTGCAGGTCTTTATGATTGCTGCAGAACAAACTGTGTCCAGAAATAACGATGAACAAGCATTACTATATCATAGGTTAATTACAGAAGAATACAATGAGTTTTGTGCCGCTCGACTTGAGAATGATGACAAAGAGACCATTGATGCGTGTTTCGATATGATGTGGGTAATTGTTGGTTACATGTATTCAAGAGGATGGGATTGTGAAAGAATTTGGGATGAAGGCGCACTTAGTAATTTGAAAAAGATTGACACCAAAACTCGTAAAGTAATAAAGAGAGAAGATGGTAAAGTTTTGAAACCTGAAGGTTGGCAACCACCAGACTTTAGTAAGTTTGTGAAAAAATAATGTCCTTTCTCGTTCACAACTTACCTCCAGTTCAATGCTTTGTTAAGAAAGAATTTCTCTATGACTTTGAAAAAGGTTTTGGTGAATATGAACCATGTATATGGATGACAATCAAATGCATTAAAGGTCAAGCATTTCGTATTGAAGCACTATTACCTAATTACGGTGCCTTGTATGATAAACTACCTTTACATGCCTTTGTTTCTCGGCAAGATAACTTAAATAATGCATCTTTGCCTTTGGATTACTTGCAAATATGGGACTGTTTGAGTTATAATGTTACTGTAATTGAAAAGGACAACCTTCGAATGTTGAAGTGTAAGTTCCTTGACAAAGAAAGAAACTGGCATTTCGGTGAGTATATGTTCACCGTAGATTTTTGCCAAAACGACCCTGGTTATCTTAATACAGGATTTTCTGAAACAGTAGAAGAACATAAGAGTTATAATTTTATTAAGTTAGATAACGGACAATTTGCCGCACAACCTAACAATAAAACATTATTCTATGATGCATCTTTGACTGTACCAGAGTTTAAGATGCCAGATTTTAAAATAGCAACAAAGTTATATTCAGTAGAGAAATTTAATAAACACTCTGCAAGAAATAACAATGATTTTTTCTATGACTTTAAGGAAAGAAAAGAATGAAAAAAGTACCTTTGTCATTCTTTATGTTGATTGACAAATTAAAAGAACATCAAGAAATAAAAAACGAATTAATCAACCTATTGGTCAACACAAAATCCGAAAGCTTATTTCAAAAAAATGAATATTATGGTGACAGTATTAGTCGATTGGATTGGTCGAAAAATAAAAATTTGAATCGTAAATGGGTAAAATATTTAATTCCATATCTACAAAAACACTTTGAATTATGTGCCAAAGAATTGAATTATCAAAAATCACACATACATTCTGTTTGGTTTCAAGAATATAATCAAAATGACTATCATGGATGGCACATACACGAACATCATTATACTGGAGTTTATTATTTACAATTTCCAAAAAACGCACCTAAAACGGAATTAGTCGACCATCAAAACAACAAATTTGAAATAAATGTAAAAGAAGGTGATATCGTTATATTTCCTTCTATTGGAATACATAGAGCGCCAGTTGTGAAAAATGATTTAACAAAAACTATTGTTTCGTTTAATATAGAATTTTTTGATATACAACCTGATTACATGCAAGTAATTGATGAATTGTGATATATTTTAGTGAAAAGGAAAAAACAAAATGAACACCCGTGAAATCGCCAAAAAACTAGCCATTGAGAACAAAATGCCCCGTGCAGAAAGGTATGATTTGTTCTTGCGTGAGTTTGATGATATGGTTGAAGTAATTGGTTGGATGCAAGACCCAACATGTGATATGAGAGATTTTCAAGGGAGAGAAATGCTTTTTCCTAAACGATGGGTAACCATCGGAGTTGTATCTGCGGAGACAAAAGTTAATGTATAGAGTTGCATATTACATGACTGGCAATACTGTTGCATTTAGAGAATTTGAAACCTTCGATGAAGCAATAGATTTTTCAAATAAACAACCGATTAATTCGGTGATAGAGATTAAAAAATATGACAATAAAACTTATAACATTCAAAACAAATCATACGATCCTAGGTGATGCCGATGAACAATTGAGTAATAAATTGTTCAATGATTTCAAAATTAAAAAACCTGTTCAGGTTGTTGTTCAACCAACGAAAGAAGGACCTATGATGGGTTTCGCACCTTTCTTAGATTATGCCGAAGAATTCGCATCAGGTATTGAACTGAATAAAGCGGATGTATTATGTGTTACTACACCTAGCCGTGAATTAGAAAATCAATACAATCAAGTGTTCGGTTCTGGCATTCAAATTGCCTCTGCAATTCCAAAAGTATGATAAAATACTTGAATGAGTAAATACTACACGAATGTTGCCGTTCAAGGCAACAACATTCTTTTCAGAGGTATTAAAAACGGCAGGCGAGTAAAGATGAAAATTCAATACTCGCCTACTTTGTTTTTGCCATCCAAGAAAACATCTGAATGGAAAACACTATTCAATGAAAACTTAGAACCAATGAAGTTTGGAGATATCCGTGATGCTCGTGATTTTGTTCGCAAGTATGATGGTGTCGAGAACTTTAAAATCTATGGCAACGACCGATTTGAATATGCGTTTATCGCAGATGAATTTGTGGGACAAATTGATTGGGACTTACAAGACATTCATGTTGCCATTATTGATATTGAGGTTGGTTCAGAGAATGGTTTTCCAGACCCATACAAAGCCACAGAACCTATTACTGCTATCGCCATCAAAAAACTAGGCGGTGATGTTACAGTCTATGGTTGTGGTGACTATGAAGTAAAAGGTAGTGAAACATATATTAAATGTGATAGTGAATCTGACCTTTGTAAAAAGTTTTTAAAAGACTGGCAAGAAAATTGTCCAGATGTAATTACTGGTTGGAACATTGACTTCTTTGATGTTCCATATCTTGTCAATCGAATCAGAAGTGTTCTTGGTGAAGATGAGGTTAAGAAACTTTCACCATGGAATTATTTGTGGGAAAGAAAAGTAACAATTAATGGTCGTGAGTTGACACAATACAACATTGGTGGCGTTTCTGCACTTGATTACATTGAACTGTATAAATGGTATGCGCCTGGTGGTAAATCACAAGAATCATATAAGTTGGATAATATCGCCAATGTTGAACTAGGTGAAAGTAAACTTTCTTATGATGAATATGATAACCTTCATCAGTTGTATAAACTCAACTATCAAAAATTTATCGAATATAATATCAAAGATGTGGAACTTATCGTTAAACTAGAAGATAAGTTAAAACTCCTTGAATTGGCATTAACTCTTGCATACGACACAAAGACAAACTTTGAAGATGTGTTTGCACAAACTCGTATGTGGGATGCCCTAATCTACAATCATCTTTTTGCGAAGAAGATTGTTGTACCACCAAAAGTAGTTCAACGAAAGAACTCTGCGTTTGAAGGTGCGTATGTTAAAGAACCACAAGTTGGTATGCATCGTTATGTTGCATCATTCGACTTAGATTCTCTATATCCACATTTAATGATGCAGTATAATATTTCACCAGAAACTCTTATTGAGCCTGACAATTACACACCAGAAATGAAACAAATTCTTTCGCAAAGTGTAACTGTCGATAGATTATTGTCATCAGAAATTGATACTTCAAAACTAAAAGATGCCGCACTAACACCGAATGGTCAGTTTTTCAGAACAGACTTGCAAGGTTTTCTTCCTAAAATGATGGAAGAAATGTATGAGGATCGAAAGAAGTTTAAGAACATGATGTTGAAGGCAAAACAAGATTATGTAAATGAAAAAGATGAAACAAAGAAGAACGAAATTGGTAAACTTGTTGCACGATATAATAATCTGCAACTTGCAAAGAAAGTATCACTAAACTCCGCTTATGGTGCTCTTGGTTCACAATACTTTCGATTCTATGACCTGCGCCAAGCGTTGGCAGTTACTATGGCAGGTCAGCTTTCAATTCGTTGGATTGAAAGTAAAATCAACGCTTACATGAACAAACTATTGAAAACGGAGAATGAAGATTATGTTATCGCCTCAGACACAGATTCGATATATCTCCGCCTTGGTAACCTTGTTGATAAAGTTTATAAGGAAAAACCGGATACTCTCCGAATCATCGAATTCATGGATAAAGTCTGTGAAGAAAAGATACAACCTTATATTAATCAAGGTTATCAGGAACTTGCTTTATATGTCCATGCGTATGCCCAAAAAATGAGAATGAAGCGTGAAGCTCTCTCAGACAAAGGCATTTGGACTGCAAAGAAAAGATATATCTTAAATGTTTACAATAACGAAGGTGTTCAGTATAATGAACCAGACATGAAGGTGATGGGACTTGAGATGGTTAAAAGTTCCACACCCTCTGTCATTCGTGAGAAGATGAAAGAAACAATTAAATTAATTGTTCGTTCTACCGAATCGGATGTTCAAGAATTTATTGAAAAATTTAAAAATGAATTTAAGAGTTTACCTCCAGAAGAAGTTGCGTTTCCCCGTGGCATTAATGGACTAAAAGATTATTCTGATTCTGCAAATCTATACAAAAAAGGCACACCAATTCATGTGCGAGGTGCAATTCTTTACAATTACATGATGAAAGAAAAGAATTTAACTAAATCATATCCTTTAATTCAAGAAGGTGAGAAGTTGAAATTCACATATCTTAAAACGCCAAATCCTTTGAAAGAAGATGTTATTTCTTTCCCTGTTAGATTGCCAAAAGAATTTGGTCTGCATGAGTATGTAAATTATGATTTGCAATTTGAAAAAGCATTTATTGAACCAATCAAAGTTATTTTAAATTGTATTGGTTGGCAAACTGAAAAAATTAGTTCGTTGGAGAGTTTCTTTGGCTGATATTCGTATAATCAAAACGGGCATCAATGTTTCTAAAATTTTAAAACAACTCGAACAATATCCTTCTGATTGGGGTGTTCAAAAAGAAATAGAAGGTGCTCAACAAATTGATCCTGACTTTCACAGGATTGAAGCAGGTGTGTTGCAATTAGTAATGGGTGGCATTAGTCATCCAGATGAAATGGTTTACAATACTGAAATAAGTATTGAGACACCTGCATATGAGAGGCACACCGAAGTCATTCGTTTCTTAAAAAGACATTTCCATAAATTTTGTCGTTGTGGATTTTTAGCTTTGCCTGTAGGTGAAATGGTTGGTACACATACTGACCAAGGAACATATTACTTAAATAAAGATAGATATCATTTATCGATACAAGGTCGATATGAATATCATTGTGGTGATGATGTTGTAAATGTTGAACCAGGAACTCTACTTTGGTTTGATAATAAGAAACCACATGGTGCAAAAAATATAGGAGATGTGACACGAATAACTTTTGTATTCGATGTTCCACATCATAAATCTAATCCATGACACAAGTTCTATTACCTTTTTTAACTGCAATTGCTTTATCTGCTGTTGCCGCTTTTTATTCGGTAATAGGCCTTGCACAAATATTTCCAGGTTCATTCTGGCCAATTATATTGATGGGTTCAATATTAGAAGTTGCAAAATTGGTAACAGTTTCTTGGCTATATAACAATTGGAATGTTACTGTGCGAATAATGCGTTACTATTTCAGTATCGCAATTGTGTTGTTAATGCTCATCACATCAATGGGTATCTTTGGTTACTTGTCAAAGGCACACCTTGAATCGAATGTAACTCTTGGTGCAAATAGTGTTCAATTAAAAACACTAGAGACACAAGAAAAGATTGCTAAAGATAGATTAACCTATTTGTTACAAAGAGCAGGTGACCCGGCAACAGCTAGTAGAAAAATCGACAATCAAATCCAAGAAACACAGGCAGAACTAAAACGAATTACGAATGAGAAGTTGCCTTTAATGGCAGAAGAAAACAAGTTAGCGGCAGAGATTGGTCCTATTAAGTATATCGCCGAGTTATTCTACTCTAAAGATGACCCATCATTTATAGATAAAGCAGTAAGAACTG